ACCGCTGAGGAGTGGAGATTGCAATTGCTCAGGGTTTATCAAGCAGGAGAAGTCGGTCCATTTGGATAGTTCGGGTATTGCGGAGGCGAACCCACGTATGATTTGTGCGTACAGCGATCGCCGTCAGGTGACCACTGGTCCGTATCATAAATATATGGCTAGACAAATGAGAGAGTACTATGCACCTAAGGTTGGTAACCCGGTCGTGTGGGTTAATGGAGCAGAGGCTACGGCAGACACAATGGGAGTATGGTTCGATGCAGCCGTAGCTTCTATTGCCGTTGGGGAGACAGTTGTTTTTTCATGGGGTGATCAAGAGAAGTTTGAGGCGCATAGGAACGCCAAATGTTGGTCATTCTGTAGAATCGTTCACAGGCGTGCTGGACGCAACAACAAATCCTTTTGCCTTGCAATGGACAGGACGGAATTTTTAAAGATCATTTCTCAGAGGCACAATTTCGGTTTTGCCACTAAGTATGTTCTCGGTTCAGGTGCGTCGGAAACTAGTGTGTGTTCAGCTATGCGAAATGTCGCGTTTCTGCTCCATGTCTTTGGTGAGGCAAGCTGGGGCACAAACATGTTCATGTTCAATGGCGATGACTGGTTGAGGATTCATGTGCGGGGAAACCAATTGACGCCTTTGGTGTTCGAAACCCGCAGCCTGGAATTAGGTTTTGAGAGTACGTATGATGTTTCTACGGACGTTTCGAGGCTGGAATTTTGTCAAATGCTGCCATACCCCACAGCAAAGCAAACCGTCTGGGGCCCAAAAATTGGAAGAGTGCTTGCACGTCTACCTTGGAAAGTTTTGGGCGCGGTAGATGACCCCAGAGGAGTCGCACTTGGCATGGCTACGTCATGCAACCACATTCCGTTCCTAAATGACTATTTACGGCGTGTGCAAGCTCTATCACCAGGAGTAAAAGTAGTCACGTACGAGCACCGCATGACTGTTAAACGCGCTTTCAGGGAGGACCCTCAGACCATGGAATTCATCCAGGCCCGATATGGTTTAACCTCTGAAGACCGTCACAATTTTGTGGAGTTGATCAAGTCACTGCGATTGGGGCAGTGTAAGACTTGGCTCGTGCTCCCTGACCTTGTCAGGATGGACGCCTAGGACTAATTCACCTCAGTGTCGCGAATTACTATGCCTATCAAGAAAAACAACAAGAAGAAGCCCGCTCAAAAGGCGAAGAACAACAACAACAAACCAAGGAAAAGACAAAACAAAGCAATGCCTAGTGTTCCACGGCCAGTAGGGCCGCAGGATGTATCAAAGGTTTGTGGACTAACGGACCCTTTCTGCCCACACGCAAGGGGAGCACGCTATTACGACGCTAATGGCACTCACTCCCTCGCATACCCGCAGAGACGCATGTTTCCACTTGCTTCGGATGCCAATGGTAATCTCTGCTTGCTTTTGTTGCCTAACTACCTCAACCAGTTTGCCCATTTTGGAGTGGTGACTTCTGGTTCTTGTGCTTACACAGGGACCTTGACACCCGCACCAGTTTTGGACAATGTGGCCAATTATCGAATTGTAACCTGGGGTTTCACTCTCAAACACGTTACCACCCCCCTCAATGCTAGTGGACTCATTTCCATCCGTGGATTTGGTTCATCCACTGGCACGTCTTATGTTAACGTTGACGGTCAAACCATGAATGCAGATGTTCGTAGCGACATCCCCTTGCAGGACTGTAAGAATTTAGCTGTGATTGGCAAGAAGGCCAACAACACCAGTTCATTTTACACTAATCCTAGCACAACAGCCGTGTCTGGTTCGACGATTCCGAACTATGTCTCGCCTGGATGGGATGGCTACCAAATCTATGTCACCGGGGCACCTGCTGGTACAACCATTGCGTACATCGAGTTGTTCATCAACTTCGAAATCGTTTTGGATGATTACACCGGTATGGCACAATTGATGACTCCACCACCACACTCTAGTCCTGTGTTACAGGCTGCTTCGTCGGCGTTGACAAGCACTGCAGAGAGTGTATTTGTTTCTGGAGTTAATGCCGCCTCTTCCTACATTAAACGTTCCGCCGCCACTGCGCTGGCCACCTATTTTGGTGGTCCCGGTGCCGGTCGTGCTGCCATGTTGTTAACTTGAAAATCATAGAATCAGTGGGTTATACTTTTCCCCTTGTAAGAAAGTACCACCCGTATCAACCGGGTGGCAGTTGCGGTTTGTATATATATTTAAATGAAAAACGTCATATAACAAAAGAAAAATTATAAAATAAATAATCCATGAGACTGACTATCTTGTGATGAAAAAATAAGCATC